TGGTACATGTGAGCCACAATGTGATGATTTCCATTGCGCCCATGAGTGCAATCTATCTAAAGAGCAGGTAGAGGAGGTAGAATCACTCACAAATCATAAGCAGACCGATAAGCGGTCTTATTAGAAGTTGGAGGAGGAATAAGGTATGTGTGTAAGCGAGTTGATAGAATATTTACAGGAAAAGCTTAAACAAAATCAATTAGAAAATGAAAGTGAAGTAACTGTTTATAACACAGATCAAGAAGTATATCAGTCCCCTATTTTAAGGGTAAACGAATATAAAGAACTGGAGATATTTGTTGACTAAGTTAGAATTAAGGAGAGGAGTATGGATTTAAAACAAGAAAATGAATTAATAAAATGGGATGCGCAATATGCCCTGGAGGAATGTGAAAAGAGGTCGGATAGCAGATGTTTGGAAAAGTATTATGTTGTAGCACAGTTCCTCAAAGAGTTTTCTAAAATGGCAAGGGATAAAGGCTATCTAAATTAAACTGATATTTTGTGAAGGAGAAAAAGAGCATGGCAAAGATTATTATGACTGGTGGCATAGACTACGAATGCCCAGAATGCGGAAGTGATATTGAGTTAGGGCAAAGCTATTGTCAAGATTGCGGTGAGGGAATCGACTGGATCGAAGAGGATAAGTAAAATTAAAAGAAATATTGTTCCTTGATAATTGAATATTGATAGTTGGGATGGTATAATTTACCTATTAATGTACGAAAGGGGAATTATAATGAAAATCCATTTGTCACAACCTGTAAGAATCGAAGGGGAACCGTTTATCCACAACATGAATAAAACGTATGATAGCGATATTGCTCCTATAGTAGGTGTTGAAGTTGAGGATCCTTTATGGAAAGACCCTGATTCATACAAAATCGTAGATTTTATGATCAATTATTCTAATAACACTTATTATGTGGGATTAGAGCCATATAACGGAGAGATAGCAAAAGGGAAAAAGCTCGAAATGGCTGAAATAGCGGAGTCACATGGGTGGAAAGCAACCTGGAAATAATAAAAACCACAAAATCAACCAACTATCAATATTCGGTAGTTGGTTTTTTGTTGCGAAAAAATGAAGGGAATCGTGATGGGATTAGAAGTATTTGACAATTATGAGTGTGACGGACAAATGGATCTGACCGATTACACTAACAAGAAACTTATAGATGTAAAAGAAGATGATGGGAGGGAATCTCGTGAAAGAGATAATCATAAAGACAGCAACAACAGTGATTAAGATACTGGCACTATATGTCTTTGTAATGTCAGCTATAACAGCGGGGTGTACTGGCGCGGCAAAGCCAGAGTTGGGCATGGGTGCGATAGTGATAGCGGTATTCTTACTTATCATGGTAGCGATGGGAGCAAGAAAGATTTTTGCGGTGTATGACCAGGGGAAAGAAGAAGGAGAATTTACCTCCAGAGAAATAACCGATCATTGGGGGATTCGACAAGAAACAGTCTCATGCTGCGCAGATACAGGGAAACTACACAAAGGCAGGTGGCTATTCGAGACGGTAGACGAAGTGGTCAGCAAAGCCAAGAATGAACCCTTGTGGAAAAAGTGGGACGCGGCAAGATTAAAATTACTGGAAGCAGGGAGGGGAAAGGGTGGAACCAGATAAGAGTGTGTTAAAGCAGTATCTCTCCATCAGAAAAGAAATAGACGCAGAGGAATCCAGGATTGATAAACTACAGCGAGAAATAGACAGTATGAGGCCTATGGAAAGGGAAGTGACGGACGTTGTCACCAAAGGTAAGAGAGGCAAGAAGCCTTTAGGCATTTGTATTATCCGAGGGGCCGGAGACTATGAGGACATAAACAAAAAGCGTGCCAATCTCAGGGAAAGGAGAGCTAAAAAGGAATTACAAGTTGTTACCCTGGAGAGAAAAGTTATTGATGTAGAAGCTTTTCTGTACAGCATGGAAGAGAGCGAGCTAAGGAGCATCATCATGTACAGTTGCGTGGACGGAATGAACTGGAAAGAGGTAGCTGAGGCCATGGGTGACGGATATACGGAAGAAGCTTGTAAGAAGAAGTTTTCAAGATTTATGAAATCAAATTAACCAGCCATTGAAAGGAGATTATATGAATAACAAAAAAGTTGCATTCAACGAATTGATCGGGAAAACAATTGTTGACATACAAGGACTTGAAAAAGACAGCTTAGAGGCAATATTTACCTGTTCAGATGGTAAAAACTATAAAATGGAACACCAGCAAGATTGTTGTGAAAGCGTATGGATTGAGGACGTAGCTGGAAATGTTTCGGACTTAATTGGATACCCAATCACTATGGCAGAGGAAGAAACCAATTTGGAGAACCCACCTCTCACTGAATACGATGAAAGCTATACCTGGACTTATTATAAGTTAGCAACAATCAAAGGATATGTAACAATTAGGTGGTATGGGGAATCAAATGGGTATTACAGTGAATCTGTTGACTTCGAAGAAATCTTCTAAAAACAAATAATTGGCTGTCAAGCGAAAGTGTCACGTTTGTCACGGTACTTATATGGTATTATTAAGATGGGAAAAGTATAAAGAACCCGAACACATACACAAACATCACAAGCACATATTTAATGCAAGTCCGACTAGTCTTGACGGACTATAATATCAAAGGCACACCTGGCAATGCGGTGCTAAAAGATTGCTAGTCTGATCTAACCTTTCCAGACTATAAACTGAACTTTAAGGCCAGTCTGACTTTCCCTTACCAGACTATAATTAATAAGGCGTGCCGGGGAACCGGCATATCGGCGCATAGTTCAAGCGGCAGAACAGCAGTAACAACCCCTACTGCAAATCCTGGTTCATAGCCAGGTGTACCGTATCGGCCAGTACATCATAAAACCCTCCTTTGGAAACACCTGTCTTGGATTAACCTTGATGGGTGTTTTCTTTTACTCCAAGAAAGGAAACAGAGATATGAATAACAAAGATATGGTTAATCACCCGTCACATTACGCTGACAGCTGTAGCATGGAATGCTTTGAAGCAATGAAGATAGCGTTCGGAGAAAAGAAACTGATTGAGTACTGCAAGATAACAGCATTCAAGTATCTGTGGAGACACAGGAACAAGGGTGGGGAAGAAGATGTACGAAAGGCGTTATGGTACCTAGAAGAAGCCATCGCTATGCACCCAGGTGTGGGAATGAATGATAAGCAACTGGCATTACTCGTGAATCAGGCAATGATGGAACAGTGTGAATATGAGAAGGGTACGTACGATTCCGTCCAGGGTAAGCCTAAAAAGGCAAAGAATAAATAAAAAAGCTGTACGATTCCGACATAAATATACAGAATGGAGGTATGACCTTATGAATCTGAACTTGATAATGAAAAAGTTGCAAAGAGCAATCACAGGAAAAGGGCTGGTAATTAAGATCAATACCAGTCAATTCTATTCTGAGGATCAGGGAAGAATGATTACAGTATATCACCTAGCAACTCCTACATGGCAACTATGCAGAGATGGGACAATGAAAACGAAAGATTATGAGGTATTGCGCACGGCGTCAGGAATTGAGATAGTGAACTGCCTTGCTGATATCCATAAGGCGGTGGGCGTATGGCAGAAAAGCTGACACCGAAGCAGAAAGCGTTTTGTGATGCTTATATAGAAAATGGTGGGAATGCAGAGAAAGCCGCTGTTAAAGCAGGATATTCAGAAAAGTATGCCAGAGGAAACGCACACAAGTTAGTTGCAAAAGGTTGCACAGCAGCCTATATAGCTGAACGCCAGAAGTTAATAGACTCAGAACGTATTAGTTCCATACAGGAGATACAGGAACTTAGAACACGGATCATAAGAGGCGAGGAGAAAGACCAGTTCGAACTTGATGTTGCAGTAACCGATAAACTGAAAGCCGCTAACGATTTGGAAAAGGCTCTAAGGATTAAAGAAGTCGAGGAAGAGAAACAGCGAGCCGCAGAAGCCGCGAGGAACGCTGGCACCTACCACATGGACCTAGACTTGATAAGTGATGCTCTTCACCCGATGATAAGGAGCATACGGTATCGCAATCACAAGGAATTTATTGCTAAAGGTGGTCGTGCTTCCGCTAAGTCTACGGGGTTCGGGTGTGAGGGTATAGAGATCATAAAGAACTACCCAGACGTACATATTCTTGCAGTCAGAAAGGTAGCCGCCACTCTTAAGGATTCCGTATATGCTAAGTTTAAGTGGGCAATAGAGAAGCAAGGTTTACAAGATGAGTTCCGCTGCCTAATATCACCTCTTGAAATTATATATAAGCCCACCGGGCAGAAGATATACTTCCGTGGAGCAGACGATCCGTTGAAGATTAAGTCAATCGCTCCTGAGTTTGGATACATTGGGGCTGTGTGGTTTGAAGAGCTAGACCAGTTCTTTGGATCCGATGAAATACGAAATATAGAACAGTCTGCTTTGCGCGGTGGAGATTTGGCCTTAAAGTTTAAATCGTTCAACCCTCCAAAGTCAGCTAATAACTGGGCTAACAAATATATTGAAGAGATAAAAGACGAACCCACTGTGTTTATAAGCCATAGTACATATCTGGACGTTCCAAAGGCGTGGCTTGGAGAAAGTTTCATAGAAGATGCTGAACGGCTTAAACGAATGAATCCAGAAGCCTACGAGCATGAATATATGGGTATTCCAAACGGTAACGGCGGTAGTGTGTTTACATACATAGAAGAACGGACCATAACCGATGAAGAGATAGCGGAAATGGACACTATTTACCAAGGTGTTGACTGGGGATGGTACCCTGATCCGTTCGCTTTTATCAGAGCATATTACAATGTGAGAGAGGAAACGATTTATCTCATTGATGAATACGGAACCAATATTGAAAGCAACCAGTCAACAGCACAGTGGATTATCGACCACGGCTATAACGATTATGTTATCATAGCCGACAGTGCCGAGAAGAAATCAGTATCCGACTTTAGGGACTGCGGAGTTACAACGAGAGCCGCCGTCAAGGGTCCAGGTAGCGTTGAGTACGGCATGAAATGGTTGCAGGTCAGGAAGATTGTATATGATAAGGCAAGAACGCCAAAGGCTGGTAAAGAGATAAAGGAATACGAGTACGCCAGGGATAAGAACGGCGAAGTTGTATCGGGATACGTAGATAAAAACAACCACTTTATTGATGCTCTGCGCTATGCGTTTGAGCCAGTATCAGGAAGGCGAGGGAACAGTGCATAATGAAGATAGATAAAGATTTTGCGGTAAAGGTAGAAGGTAAGATATTTACGGCAAACGATATAAGCAACCTTAGCTTTGACATTGCTTGGTTTAGAATGGAATGTATAAGCGATAACGGCACTAGATTTACTGTTGAAGCTTCACTGAAAGATGTGGAGTTTTTGAACATTCCTCGAGAATTAAAGATAGAAGTTGACGAAACAAGACTGTGGAATCTATGTGATGGTGAGTACGTTTCCAAGAAAATCAACTGTTGCTTAGAAGATATTAAGGAAGCGCTGTCAGAAACTATTGAAACGTTAAAAACTGAGCATCACTGTGACATTAAACTAGAGATTGACGGAGTGCCGTTTGCAAAAATGGTAAAGAAATACAACGGAAACACAGAACCAAAGACAGCAACGGAAGCTTGCCGCATTGCAAATGAAAAGTGGCTTCGTGAAGAATATGCGGCGCGTAGATGTAAATGCCAATGCATTCCATATTTCCACAACGAAGATATGGAGCCGAAAGCTCAAAATGAAGTGGTTAAACAGGCTGTGCGAGAAGCGATGACAGAATATGAAAACAAGCCTGTAACAGAGACAGAACTATCACACCTCGAAGCGAGAAAGAGGATTGAAAGAGACCATCGGGAAGCTACAAAAAAATGGAGCGAGGCCATGAGCTCGTTGCAAACTGATCTAGCGCAGTGGAGTAAAAAAGCTTCTGAAACATTAAAAAATCCTAATCACGATTGGCGGTGATTAAATGTGGATAACAGACACAATAAGGAGGTGGTGGACGATGATGTTTAAGAAAGAAGCTCTGGAAGAATTTGGTGTTAAGCAAGCCACCTCACAGGAAATGGATATTGCAATAAGCCAGTGCATGAACGTATACCAGAATAAACCTCACTGGCTGAGTGACGAGAACGACATTCGTACAATCGGATTTGGTAAGGTGCTGTGTGAAGAGACGGCCCGGCTTGCTACGTTGGCTATTCATGTTACGATTGACGGATCACCAAGGGCTGAATGGTTACAACAGCAAATAGATAAGAGGTATTTCAAGTTCCGGGAGTGGCTAGAATATGGCTGTGCCGCTGGTACTTTCATTCTTAAGCCAAACGGTAAGGGAATAGACTTCTTACTGCCTAATAACTTCCAGATTGTTGACTCGGACGATGATGGTAATGTGACTGGAGTCATATTCGTGGATCAGTACACTGAAAGCGGAGTCATGGTACGTAAGTACTATACAAAGTTTGAGTATCATCGCATTACTGATACCGGGGAATACCTTATAAGCAACAGAACGTACATGAGCAACAGCGAAGGAAACAAAGGTAGACCGATACCGATTGAAGAAACCAAGTGGGCAGGTATACAGCCTGATGTTTCTCTTACGAAACAGAACGGTGAGCCGTTGGAGCGTATGTTGTTTGGGATCTTCCGTACACCGCAAGCCAATAACCTAGATATCAACAGCCCGTTGGGGTTACCGATATTCCAGAATGTCTTGGAGGAACTAAAAACACTTGACACCGCATACAGCCGTAACAGTTGGGAAATAAAGTGGAGCCAGAAGATGGTGCTTGCCGATGATAGGCTATTGATGCCGTCCGGGCAAAAGATAAAAGACTGTAAGGTGGGAGACACACCAGAAGGACTGCCACCATTTATTAAAAATGTTATGGGAGAGGGACCAAATTCTTTTTACCAAGAGATTAACCCTCAGCTCAATACAGAGGTTAGAATCAAAGGATTCAACAATGAACTATCAATCATTGGTTACAAAGTAGGTTTCTCCTCTGGCTACTTCGTGCTTGACCAGAAAACAGGCATGGTAACAGCTACACAAGTGGAATCAGATGACCGTCGTACAATCCAGCTTATCAAAGATGTAAGAGATAAGCTAGAGGATTGCACGGACGGTCTTATCTATGCCCTGAATGTGTTTGCTGACTTGTATGGGCTGGCTCCTGTTGGAACGTATGAAACCACCTATGACTTTGGGGACATTACTTATAACAGGGAAGAGGACCGGGCACGTTGGTGGCAGTATGTAGTCCAGGGTAAAGCATCAGCCTGGCTATACTTCCAGAAGTTTGAGGGTATGAGCGAGGAAGAAGCCAGGGCCATGATTGCGGAGGCACAGGGAGAACAGAAAGAACCTACTCTCTTCGGACAGGAGTAATATGATTGATATAATTCTTAAAAAAGTACAGCTTACCGAAATAAATATGACATGCGATGAAATGTTTGGAATTGTCATGGATAGCTTTATCGAACCTGATACTTTTATAAAGTTAAAATTTGCCAATGGTGATTACGGAGCTGTCAGAAAAAAGGATATTGTTGCATTCATCGATAGCGAAGAGGAGGTTAAACAATGAAAATTCTAGCAGTAATTGGTTTTATAACGGTTGTATTCACAGTGGGCATGATTGTTGTAATGTTGTTTGAATTGACAAGAGCAGTAATAGAATACAAACTGAGACGAAATATTCAAAAACATCGTTTTGAAAAACCGCCTACTGCAAAATGTTATTGTATAGATTGCATTCACCATTCTGAAGATTTATACTGCGACAAATTTGACGGTTGGTGCACGGCTGATGATTGGTTTTGCTGGGACGCTGAACCATCGGTTGCTGCTAAACACAGTGTTGAAAAAGGTGACTAAATGCTAACCCCTGATTATATCCGAGACGCTACCGAACCGACAGACGAGAACACATCACGATACAGGTCATCAATCATCAATCTTATTGTGCGAAGAATGGTTGCTCGGTTAGGGCGTGGGGCTGATTATCTCTTTACCGCTTCGGATAGATGGCAAATTGAAGTTTTGCAAGAAGCTGGTCAGTTGATTGAAGATATCCAAAAGGAATTAATGAAGTTTACCAAGGTGCAGGAAAAAGAAGTCAAGGCAGCCATGGAAGAAGCCGGGATAAAGGCGTTAAAGTATGACGATAAGGTGTATACCGATGCCGGGCTATCCCCTACACCATTAAGACAGTCCCCACACATGATACGGCAGATGCAACGAGCATATGAAGCTACGAACGGAGAGATAAGGAACTTTACCCGTACAACAGCGGTAGAAGCTCAGAAGCTATACATAAACGAGTGCGACAATGCTTACAGGCTAGTTACTTCCGGGGCTATGTCATACACCCAGGCAGTCAAGGAAGCCATAGACAATGCCATTTCAGACGGTGGAACAGTTAAATACCCAACAGGCCACAAAGATACGCTAGAAACGGCGGTGGCACGTTCTGTAAGGACTGGGATCAGTCAGGCTACCGGAGATATCCAAATGACACGCATGATTGAGATGGACTGGGATATCATTCTTACATCGGCGCACTTGGGAGCACGTACCGGAGACGGTGGGAACAACCCGTCTAACCATTTATGGTGGCAAGGTCAGTTCTTCACACGCACCGGAGTAAATAAGCAATTTCCTGACTTCTATAAATCAACTGGATACGGAACGATTGATGGGCTGTGCGGCATTAATTGCCGCCACAACTACGGTCCAGGCGATGGAGTGAACAATCCTTTCTCTGACATTGATACGGAGGATAACCACAGAATCGAAGAACTCAACAAGAAACAGAGAGCAATTGAACGCCGAGTAAGAAAGACTAAGCAAGAGCTTGTAGGCATGAAAGAAGCGGTTGATGTTGCGAACGATGATGCGCTTAAGTTTGAACTACAACAGCAATATGACCGCAAGGCGGCGTTGCTAAGGCGGCAGAACGAAGCTTATAACACATTCTGCAAAGACAATGATTTAAAGAAGCTCACAGAGCGTTTAAGTATAGCTAAATGGAACAGAGAACAGGCAGCGGCAGCAAACGGAGCCGCCACACGATACAACAATGCTTTGGGAAAGGAATAAGATGCACGATTCGGGAGCATGGGTTGCTTGCCCTATATGCGGCAGGAAAACCAAGAACAAGATTAGAGCAGACACCGAGGCGAAGAAGTTCCCTCTATGGTGCCATATTTGCAGGCATGAAAGCGTGGTGGATATCACGCAAGGAAAAGTTAATAAATCAAAAGCAGACTAGGGGGTTAAATATGAAAAGAGTTATGGCTGTGATTATATGTACGCTTCTTTTAACTGGTTGCGTTTCACAGACTGATATTGATGAAGCAAGGCAAAAGGAATTACAAAGCCAGATTGTATCATTAGAAAAAGAGAAAGCCAGTCTTGAGCAATACGTATCCGATTATAAAAACGATAACGACATAAAAAAGTATGTAGTTACGTTAGAAATAAAGCAGAGTCATTTCACCCTTGATATAGGGGAACACGTAAAGGACTCTATGAATAAAATTAAGCTTGAAATCCCAGTAGATAAGCAATACTTTGATAGTCTTAATGAAGGCGATGTTCTTAACGATGAGTTCAGATTTGGATCATGGCTTATGAATGGAAGCTTTGGTAATTGGAAAGTGGAAATTTTAAAGAAAGAGATACAATAACAAAGTTAGATTGAGCTGGTGCTAATGCACTAGCTCTTTTATATTACCTTTTTCCTGACAGCAGGAATATGGTCAAATCACCTCGCCCGTGGTCTATCGGGCAAATCCCAACCGCAGAAAGAGCGGTCAATAAATCATTTCAGGAGGATTGAAAATGAAAGACATATATGCAATTTTAACAGGCTTAGGAATCGAGGTTCCAGAGGAACATAAGGCCACTCTGGATAAGGAATGGAAAGAGAATTACCGCACC